ACGCTGGCCACCGCGATCCTGCCCCTGCTGGTCCCGGTCATCCAGGTGGTCTCGACCGTTCTGCAGGTCGTCATCGGGCTGCTGACGGCCCTGCTCGGCGCGATCCTGCCGCCCCTCATCGGGGTCATCACGGTCCTTGCCGACGTGTTCGGTGTCGTCGCCACCGCGGTGGCCGGCTTCATCCAGGGCGCGCTGCAGTGGCTGCAGGACGGCATCACCAAGGTGTCCGACGGCATCTCGGCGTTCTTCGCCAGCTGGCAGAAGATCTGGACCGACGTCCTGAGCTTCTTCCAGGGCATCTGGAACGACCTGCTGAACTGGATCAAGGACCTGCTCGGCATCCACTCGCCGTCGACCTGGTTCCTCGACCTCGCCACCAACATGTTCCAGGGCATGCTCAACGGCCTCAAGGCCGGCTGGGACTGGATCGTCGGGTTCTTCACCGACGCGTGGAACTGGCTCAAGAACTCCTTCACCGCCGCGTTCGAGTTCTACAAGGCGCTCGTCCTGGCGGCCTGGAACACCATCACCGGCTTCTTCTCCAACGCCTGGAACAACATCACGGGCCTCGTGTCCGGTGGCTGGGCCAAGGTCAAGGGCTTCTTCTCCGACGCCGTCGCCAACATCAAGTCCACCGTGTCGAACGCGTGGGACTCGGTGACCGGGTTCTTCTCGACGGGCATCGGCAACGCCGTCGCTCTCGTGAAGGGCCTGCCCGGCAAGGTCCTGTCGGCGCTGGGTGACCTGGGCAGCACGCTGTACCAGAAGGGCGTGGACCTCGTCCAGGGCCTCCTCAACGGCGTCGGCTCGCTGGCCAGCAAGATCGGCCAGTGGTTCCTGGACAAGCTCCCGGACTGGATCGTGGAGCCGTTCAAGGCCGCGATGGGCATCCACTCGCCCTCGAAGGTCTTCCACGGCTTCGGCGAGAACATCATCACCGGCCTGATCAACGGCATGGAAGCCAATCACCACAGGGTCTTCCGCTCGATGGACAGCCTCGCCGCCGGCATGGCCGGCACCAAGTTCGCGATGCCGACCGTCAACGCGGGTGGCCTGGCTTCGGTCGCCCAGCAGGTGGCCGCCGCCATGGGTGGCACCGCATCCCGAGTCCTCAACTACTACGCCGCACCCGGCTCCGGGCTCTCGTCTGAGGACGAGCTGTTCGCTGCCGCCGGTCGCGGCAGGATGGTCTGGTGAGAGATGCCGAGGCTGACGCTTGAGTCACTGACCGACGGCTCGCTAAAGGTCGACCTCGACAGCATCGTCGCCACCGGGCACGGCCCGCAGGCCCTAGCCGGAGCTACCGGCTTCGGCCTGCCGGCTGTCAACGTCCAGTGGTCCGAGGGTGCCGGCGACGGCGCCGTCTTCCGCGGCAAGCGCATCCTGCCGCGCGACATCGACCTCCCGATCCACATCTTCGCGGCCGACGCCGACGATCTGGACCGGGAGCTGTCCCGGCTCGCGATGCTGCTGGCCACCCCGATGCGGCTGTACTTCGAGGACGCCCGCGGCGACCGCTGGTACCTCGACGTGCACCGCGCCGGGGGCGGCACCTACTCCTACGGCAACGACACCGACGGCGAGCGCGAGCTGACCACCGTGGTGACGGTCCGGGCCGGCGACCCGTACTGGACCTCGGAGACCTACGACCAGCGGGTGATCAACCGGGCCGTCACCGGCCGGGGCCTGATCAAGGACACGACGCCGGGCAACACCGGCGCCGACTCGCTGGTCAAGCTCCGGCTGTCCTCGTCGCAGGTGCTCGGCAGCGTGCTGCTGGAGAACACCGGCAACGTCGCGTCGTACCCGATCTGGGAGATCTACGGCCCCGGCAGCAACGTGACCGCGATCGGCCCGACGGGCGATCAGTGGCAGTGGAACGACTCCCTCGCCGACGGCGAAAAGCTGACGATCGACTCCCGGCAGGCCACCGCCATCGACGGCACCGGCGCCAGCCGGTACGCGTCGTTCGCGCCCGCGCCGCGGTTCTGGACGGTCCCGCCGGGGATCTCCACCGCCAACGTCACCATGGTCGGCACCGGCCGCATCGTCGTCACCTGGAAGCGCAGGAAGTGGGCGGTGATCTGACGTGGACATGCGCAACCTGACCGTTGAGGTCCGCGACAAGGCCCTCAACCGCCTCGGCCAGATCCAGCTCGTCGACCTCGACCTCCTCATGGAGGACCAGTACAACAACATCGGCAGCTGGACGCTGAACCTGCGCTCGGACCACCCGCTGGCTGATGCCCTGTGCACCCCGGGCGCCGGCATCATCGTCTCCGACGAGGACGGCGTCACCGTGATGTCCGGGCCGGTGACCGAGACCGACGACAAGGCGACGATCGAGGACCCGAACGGCACCATCACCATCGACGGGCTGACCGACACCCTGGTCCTCGGCGACAAGCTCGCCTTCCCCGATCCGAGCAACACCAACCCCGATACGCAGGCTGACGCCTACGACGTACGCACCGGTCCCGCCGAGGACCTGATGCACGCCTACGTCAACGCCAACATCGGCCCGTCCGCACCGTCCGCCCGGCGCATCGCGAGCCTGCAGATGGGCACCAACGGCCACCGCGGCTCCACGGTGACCAAGCGGGCGCGCTTCGACGGCCTGGGCAACCTCGTCAACGACCTCGCGCTCACCTCCGGGCTCGGCTTCCGGGTTCGGCAGGTCGGCGGCAACCTGGAGTTCGGGACCTTCGCGGTCGCCGACCGCAGCGCTGACGTGCGCTTCGACATCTACAACAACATGCTCTCCGGCCACAGCGCGCAGTCCGCGCCGCCGGGCGTCACCCGGGCGATCGTGGGCGGCGACGGCTCGAAGCTGGCTCGCCCGTTCGTCGAGGTGACCACCGCCGACTCGCTGGCGGCCGAGACCCTGTGGGGCCGGCGCATCGAGCAGTTCATCGACCAGCGCTCCACCACGGACCCCACCGAGCTGACCCAGGCCGGCACCACCGCGCTGGCCGACGCCGGCTTCGCCCAGACCGGCATCCAGATCGTGCCGATGGAGGACATCGGCGTCGCCGGCTACGGCAACACCTACACCCTCGGCGACTGGGTGACCGTGGTGGTCAAGGGAGTCCAGTACTCGGTGCAGGTCACCGGCTACGTGCTCAAGCGCAACTCCGACGGCTACAAGTTCGGCCTGGTCCTGGGCAACCCCAACGCGGCGAACGAGGCGTCCCAGGTGACCGCCCGGGTCACCAAGCTCGAAGGCCGCGTCTCCAACCTGGAGCGCAATGCCGAGGGCGCCGACCCGGCCAGCATCCCGAGCACCCTCGACGACCTCACCGACACCACGATCACGTCGCCGGCTAGCGGCCAGGTGCTGCAGTTCGACGGCACCGCGTGGGTCAACGCCACCCCGAGCACTCCGACCACGACGCTGGCCGGCGCCACCGATGTGGCGATCACCAGCCCCGCCGCGCGCAACATCCTGCAGTGGGACGCCACGGCCGGGAAGTGGGTCAACAAGACCGTCGCGGTACTGACCGCGGCCAGCTCGTCGACCGACGTGTACGCGCTGCAGCAGGGCTCCGACACCGCGAACCGGTGGGCGGTCAAGGGCGACGGCGCGACCTGGTGGGGTCCGGGCAACGCGGCCCAGGACACCAACCTGTACCGCCTGGCCGCGGGCATCCTCAAGACCGACGGCAGCCTGCAGCTGGTCGACGGCAAGCAGGTCAACGTCGGTGGCGGCCCCAGCAACGCGGCGTACGCGTCCAAGCGCGCCAACACCACCGACCTGCTCGTGGCCAGCATCGTCGGAACCGACGCGCAGCCCCGGCTGACGGTTGACGCCGCCGGCAAGCACGTCTGGGGCTCCGGCTCGTCGACCGGCGACACGAACCTGTACCGCCTCGCGGCCAGCACGCTGGCCACCGACGACAGCTTCAAGGTCCGGGAGCACTTCGTGCTCCGCGGCGAGAGCGACGCCAAGAGCGTGAGCGTGACCAGCTCGACCAGCGCCACGGTCTCCGTGAGCTTCGCGACCGCGTTCCCCTCCAAGCCGAACATGGCCGTCAACATCAACAGCGGTTCCGGCACGACGGCGCAGTGGCACGTGCGCGCCATCAACGTCACGACCACCGGCTTCCAGATCTTCGTGTTCACCGGAGGCAGCGTCGGTACCTGGACGGCGGACGTGATGTGGACGGCATCCCTTAGCACTTAGGAGTCCACGTGACTTTCAGTTCCTTTCCCTTCGAGAACGCGGACACCGATGAGTCGCAGTACACGCTGCTGCTGCGCGAGTTCGCCGGCACCGGGGTGCTCGACAGCCAGCTCGGCGGCGGGCTCCTGGTAACCGGCAGTGGCTCGGCCCTGACCGTGTCGATCGCCGCCGGCAACGCGATCGTCCGCGCTGCGATGGCGATGAACGACGCCCCGGTATCGCAGAGCATCAACGCGAACGCGTCGGGCGTGACGCGCGTCGACCGGCTCGTGCTCAAGCTCGACCCGGCAGCCAACTCGATCGTGCCGCTCTACAAGGTCGGCGCCGCGTCCCCGCCGACGCTGACCCAGACCGACACCGGCGTCTACGAGATGCCGCTGGCCCGAATCACGGTGGCCAACGGCGCCACCAACCTGGCCGGCGCGGTCATCGACGAGCGCCCGTTCGCCGACATGCGCATGGGCATCTGGTCCACCGCCACCCGGCCCGGCACCGCCGGATACGGCCCGACACCGCGGCGCGGCCAGCCCGGCCTCAACGTCACCACTGGCCGCTGGGAGTACTACAACGGCAGCGCCTGGGTCGACCTGATCCCCGCGGTCACCGCGGTGTCCACCTGGACGTCGATGGAGGGCGCCGGCTTCCAGCTGTCCGTGGGCTCCAGCGCCCCCAGCTCGCCGACGGCGACCACCCTCTGGATCAAGCCGACCGCGTAAGGAGGCATTCGATGAGTCGCCTCAAGGGCGAGGTCTACAGCACCTCCTATCCGTTCGTCGACTACAGCTACAGCCAGAGCGTGTCGGGCAACTACACCGACATCTCGTTCACCTTCGGCATGCACTTCGGGGCGGACTCCAACTTCCGCACCGACCAGCGCACCCTCGACTGGGACTCGCCGGTCGGATCGGGTAGCTACAGCTACGGTCCGACCGGCACCGGCCCGTGGCCGGAGGGCTCCACCAACAGCGAGGTCGTCTACCGCTCGGGCAGCTTCCGGCTGACCCACGATTCGTCGGGCGCAGGCAAGGCCAGCATCGCGTTCTCCGTGTTCAAGGATTACGGCGGCAGCAACACGCTGTCCTACTCCGGCACGATCACGCTGCCGACGATCGCCCGTCAGCCGGGCGCGCCGGGCAAGCCCACGGTTACCGGTCACGCGGACTCCGACCCGACCACGGTGTCGTTCGCGTGGACCGCGCCGTCGAACGTGGGCTCGGGGCTGGTCGACCGCCAGCTCCAGGTGTCGACCAGCTCGACGTTCTCCTCGACCGTCATCAACACCACCGCCTCCTGGGACACCAGCCACAACTCGACGGGCCTGGCGAAGGCGACCACGTACTACGTGCGGGTGCGCGCGTCCAGCGCGGCCGGCTTCGGCCCGTGGTCGTCGACAACGACGTTCACCACCGGCACCACGATCCCGAGCACGCCCGACGCCCCGACGATCAACTCGTACGACTACACCTCGGTCTCGCTGGTGTGGGACGAGCCGGCCGACACCGGCGGCTCCCCGATCGCGAGCTACTCGGTGCAGGCGTCGACCAGCTCGGGGTTCACCACGGGCGTCATGACCGCGACCGCCGGCTCCACCAGCATGACCTTCACCGGCCTGGCCGCCTCGACGACCTACTTCTTCCGGGTCGCGGCCACCAACGCCGACAGCACGAGCGCGTACTCCGACGCCGTGCTCCAGGCGACCCTGGCCGCCGCCGCGCCGGCCGCGCCCGCGGCACCGACGTTCAGTGGTGTCGGCGGTACGTCGCTGACGGTCAACTGGACCGCCCCGTCCGGCAACGGCTCGGCCATCACCGGCTACACCGTGCAGTACAGCACCTCGGCGACGTTCACCGTGCACACCACGATCGGCGGCCTGTCGTCGGCGGCGCGCTCGGCGTCGGTCACCGGCCTGTCGCCCGGCACCCTGTACTACTTCCGGGTGCTGGCCACCAACGCGCTCGGCACCACCACGGGCGCGAACGCCAGCACCACCACGGGCACCACCACACCGTCCGCGCCGGCCGCCCCGACGGTGGACAACATCGGCCAGCTCACCGCGACGGTGTCCTACGCGGCGCCGGCCACCGGCGGCATGCCCATCACCGGCTACGACATCCAGCGCGCGACCGACGACGCGTTCAGTACGAACGTCGTCACCACCACCGACACCGCGAGCCCGCTGGACATCACCGGCCTGCTGCCCGGCGTCTCGTACTGGGTGCGAGTGCGGGCCAAGAACGCCAACGGCACCGGCCCGTGGTCGGACGCCGGCTCGTTCACCGCGGCGCCCTCGGTGTGGCTGCGCACCGCGGACAACAGCTCCTGGCTGGGCGGCCAGATCTACATCCCTATTGGCACAACGTGGGTGCTGTGCACCACGCAAACATGGAACGGATCGACATGGGTGTAGACCCGACCATCGTGGTCGCCGGGGTTACCGGCTTCTTCGGCCTGGCCGGCGGCATCGCCAGCGGCATCGTCGCCAACCGCCAGACGCGCCAGCGGGTCGACGAGGTGCACGGCCAGGTGAAGAACAGCCACAAGACCAACCTGCGCGACGACATCGACTCCGTGCTCGACGGCCTCCGGGACCTGCGCAGCGACTTCGCGGACATGCGCGGCGAGCTGTACCAGGAGCGCCATGAGCGCGTGGAGCTTGGCTACCGCGTGGACCGCGTCGAGCGCCACCTGCGCGCCGAGTAGACCACCAACTTCCCGAGAGCCCCGTCGACCTGGCGGGGCTCTTTCCATTTGGAAAGTGATGGGAGTACATGACCACAACCGGAATCGACTACGCCTGGTGGCGGCCGAGCCTCAGCAAGATCAAGGGTGACGGCTTCACCTTCGTCTCCCGATACCTGTCCTGGCTGCCCAACGGCAAGGTCATCAACAAGGCCGAGTACGACGCACTCATCAACGCCGGCTTCACCGTGTTCCTCAACTGGGAGTACGCGGCCAAGGATGCGCTGCGCGGCGCGGCCGGCGGCACGAAGGACGCCATCGAGGCGGTCCGGCAGGCCAAGGCGCTCGCGTACCCGAAGGGCGCCACGATCTTCTTCTCGGCCGACTTCGACGAGACCCCGAGCCAGGCACCGACGGTGCTCGCGTACTCGGTGGCCGCCGCGAAGGTGGTCCGGGCCGCCGGCTACCGGTACGGCACGTACGGCGGCTACTACACCGTCAAGCGGCTGTTCGACGCGCACGCCATCGACGACGCGTGGCAGACCTACGCCTGGTCCGGTGGCCAGTGGGACTCCCGGGCGCACCTGCGCCAGGTGCTCAACGGCATCGAGGGCGGCCAGGCCGACAAGGACATCATCGTCGGCACCGTCTACGGCGCGGTCAAGAAGCCGCCGGCCCCGAGGCCCCCGACCTACCTGAAATACCCGCTCCCGTCCTCGGACTGGTTCGGCGTGGACGACGGCACCCCGCACTCGCACTCCGGGAAGACCTCGGCCGACAAGGCGAACGTCAAGCGCATTCAGGAGCGGGTCGGCGCCAGCAAGGACGGCGACTTCGGCCCGAACACCAAGGCCGCGGTCATCAAGTGGCAGAGGGCCCGCGGGCTCGTGCCCGACGGCAAGTTCGGCCCCAAGAGCTGGGCCGCCGCCAAGTTCACGAAGTAACCGAAGGGAACCCTATGCCGTCCAACATCAAGACGTTCGCCATCTACGCGGCCGAGCGCGCGCTCAAGACCTTCGCCCAGGCGGCGCTGGCACTCATCATCGCCGGCCACGGCCTGATGTCCGTGTCGTGGGGCCACGTCCTCGACGTCGCCGGCCTGGCGATGCTCGTGTCGATCATGACGTCGCTCGTCGCGGCCACCGGCGGCACCGCGCCGGCCGGGCCGGAGTCGGTGGTCTCGCCGGACGCGGACACGGACCTGAGCGCGGACCCGGTCACCACGGCGGTGAACCCGGCCAACGTGGTCGACCCGTACGCTACGCAGCAGATCCCTGCGGTCCGGGGCTAGCATTACCGGTGAGTAGGATCTAGCTCACAATCTTCGAGAGGCCCTCTGCCCAGCCGGGCGGGGGGCCTATCGTCGTTTGAGGGCCTCGATCTCCTCCATGGTCTTGAGCTTTGGCCGCGGGGGTCCGCCGGAGCGCAGCCGGGTCCGTTCGACCTTGGCCGGCGTGCCGCTTACGATTGCGGCTAGGTCTCGGCCGTGTTCGGCGCACCTCGCGGTAGCGCCTTCGCGCTCGCCGTCGTTGACGGTGTACGTGGTGGTCGCTCGGCCGGGGTCTCGACAGACGTCGCACGGTTTCATATCGACCATCGCATATTTCTCTCAATGTCTTGTTGCTACTGTGGACGACTCATGTAACACTATCTCATATACGAATCACCACGACGAGGGGTTTGGGGTACCCAAAGTGCCTGCCGCGAAGCTGCAGAATGCGGACGAGTTCACGCGCTGGTGGAACGACGGCAAATCCTACGAGTGGATCATCGATCAGTACGAGCAGAAGTACAACCTGCGCATCACCACCTCGGCGATCGGCAACTGGCGACACCGCCTCGCACTACCCCGCCGACACGAGCGCAACGTGACCCTGGTCCCCTGGACCGTGAAGCCGGAGCACCGGTACCGCCACGCGCTGGCGATGCTGCGCGCCGAGGCGCGGTCCCGGCTGGGCGAGCCGCTGTCGGACATCCAGGCCCTGCGCCTGGCCCGGTGGCGGGAGTTCATGGCCGACGAGAACTGCGTCGTGCACTACGACCCGGACACCGAGGACGGCTTCTTCTACGTGGCCCGCCGGGACGGCGTCGACACCGACTACATCCGCGAGCCCGACCAGAGCACGCGAACCCGCGGCAAGCGCGAGTAAGCGCAACCGGCCCGACGCACCCGATGCGGCCTGCTCTCTGTTAAGGGGCGGGCCGCATTCGCGTTCCCGCGGGGGTCACCGGCTGCGCGCGGAAGTCCGCAGCAGGCCGTCAACGATCGACCGAACGATCTCGCGCTGCTGGAGGTCCAGCGCCGCGAGCATGATGACGAGATCCGAGACCTCGTCGGCGTGGTCAAGGATCATCTCGCCGTAACCGCACGAACGCGCCGCCGCCCTGAACACCACAACCACCGGGACGCCCAGGCCCGCGGCTAGGCCGGCAAGGGTCGCCGGCTTGGGCATCGCGGACAGCTCGGTGGTGGCGAGCTTGTGCACCGTCGACAGCTTGAGGCCACCCTTCCTGGCGAGTTCGGCATAAGGCAGCCCCAACTCACCACGGCGATTGCGTATCAGCTCGACGAGTGGGCTCCCGGGGGCGGCACTCATGGCCCGAGAACTTACCACCCCGTAGTGTTCGCTAGCTGGTAGTTCCACCGGCGATAGAAAATGTTCCTTTGGCTGAGCGGCGGGTTCTACCGGCGGTACGAATTAGCTCCATCGGCGGTAGACAGATTGCCTAAACGTCGGTTAGGTTCCCTGGGAGTTGGCTGAGAGGCGCGTTCAGCAGCGCTTATTCACCCATGGAGATCCTTCGTGGCCCGGGTCCGCCCGAAGCACAAAATACGACACAACACAGCACAGGGGGCCACGTTGTCATCCTCTTTGTCACTGGTTGCTGGGGCACGCAAGTCGCGTGGATGCCTGGGCTCGCCGGAGGTCCGGCGCCGCGACACGCCCCCTACCCTGTTGTCACACATAACACAGGGGAGGAGGACCGTGCTGGACGAATTCGCTAGCGGGGTCATCGTCGTGCTGGACCCGGTCTCCGACGAGGGCGCGCTGCTGATCCGTGATGACGCGTCATACGAGCTTGTGCAGCAGACGCTGGCGCGCCTCGCGGCCGTGGGCTGGCACGAGGTCGACCCGGACGACGCGGTAGTGCCGTACGAGTTCCCCGGCGGCGCGCTTGGCGTGAAGACCTATCTCTACAAGGTGCAGGATGCACAGGAGGTGAACTAGTTGGCGCTACAGCGCCTGGGAGGCAGCTCCCTCGCACCCGGCGACACGCTACCCAGAAACGGCCGGGGGCAGCCGCTGGTCTGGATCGAGCGGCCGAGCAAGCTCAAGCGCGACAAGGGCAAGCTGATCCCGGTGCAGGTCCCGTACACGCGGATGACGACCTACATCGACGCGATCGACGACAAGAAGATGCTCCACGAGTACGGCAAGCGCATGGCGCTGGTCGGGGCCACGATGATGGACCCCAGCGAACTGGCGGTCGTCGAGTTCCTC